GACAATGCACTATGTAAGTATGCGCTAAGTTCACTAAAATAAAATGTTTCGCCAAAATCCCAATTGTTTATTTCAAAGTATGTATTAATAGCAGCAATAACTTGACTCTTGACGTCATTGTCGCTAATACTTACATTAGGATTTTTAATTACTTTGAATGTTGCTCGCAATGCCGCATTGGCTTTACTACCAAACAAAGGTTTAAATGTTGCGGTATTATAAACAATACTGTCACTGATTGTTTTTAACCCCTCAATTGAACCAAACTCTGTACGTAGTTCATCAATGGTTGGCGCAACTGGTTCTGCCACTTTACCACTTGTATCAGTTATATAAGAAAAATACTGATCACTGTAACTGCGTGTTAGAATATAAAAATCAATGATATTATTCGGACTTGGGTCTATTCTTCTATTATTCGGAGCATTGTGCGTATATTGGAACATCAGTTGCGGTCTTCCAACTCTGGCAATATAATTGGTTGTTTCTGTTAATGTACTGCCCGACGATTGATAAAATACATCTTCATCGGTGGCATAAAAAATTGTGTCTGCTGCATATAAAGAAATATTAGTTAAAATAACATCACTTGTTTCGTACTCTGACACAATTACACCTGGCGCAACTGGGTCATATCTTAGAAAGTTATACTGATCACTTGTTTTTGCAAAGAATACATACTTGCTCGACGAGTTAACTGTTGGAGCTACTAACTCGAGAAATAAATCAGGATCGTCAGGAACTTCGTCTAGATTGTCATCAGGAAAAGTTACTTTAATTTTACGATTATCTTCGTTACCATCAGGTTCTATTGCTTGACTCCATACACGGTAAGTTTGGCTATAAAACAAACTGTCACTGGAGTCTGGCATTGTGTTAGTTCTTAATACTTTAATTGAGTCCAGGCGAGTACTTGCTGTTTTACTATCATATACTCGTACATCAGGATCAAAATAGAATCTTGTTTCTCTTTCGCTTTCAAAGAAATAATCAATGCCTCGACTGGTCACAGTATATTCCTGATCAGCAAATGATAAACGTATAAACCAACTATTATCTAATCCAGTGGCACTGGTGTTACCAGCATTAGTTAAACTAAATGCACCGGATCCAAGATTTTGTGATTCTACCAATACCCAAGTTTTACTGGGCACATCATAGCGAATACCAAATGTCTTGTAGCTTAGAATATTGTTGATAATAGATGTTATCAAAGACTCAGACCAATTGTTAGCAAATACAGGTATGACTTGACTAACAACAGCACCGGTTGGTACAACAACGCTCAATGTCGCAGTTTGGCCACTTCCAGGACTGGCGTATGAAATAATACTAGCCCACATTGCGGTTCTGTGAAATTCAGAACTTGGTGTTCCTGTTTGTAACTGATTTTGTGCATCAAAATATTGTCCAGTTGGCGCAGTAAATTTAACTAATGCCCCTTGTGTTAAATAGGTATAACTTGTACTTGCAAAAGTACCAGTACTTCTTCCACCATTGGATCCAGTCAGTGTCCAGGTAGCAGTCGGTGTATATCTAGTAGCGGTACTGTAGTAAAGATGACGTACCGGAATTGAAGCGATCAACGGTTTGATAACAGTTCGAACAATTGCATTAACTTCTGTACTACTGGTAAATTGAAACACTTCTGTTTCTGCATAATCAGCCCGGAATACAATACCGTCTTGCGCAAAAATGTTAGTACTTGAATATTTTCCAGTAGTGTCAATAACATCTAAGTAACGACTAATACCAGAGCTGGTTCTATTGACTGCTTTAACTTTGAGAATATTATTAAATGTAGTATACGGTAATACATTATAATCCTCGCCGGTTACCATACGATTTTGTGTATAGTACTGTTGAGGTGCTTTTGTTCTGATATTGTCCAACGACTCTCTAGAACTAGAGTTAGTTACAGTATATTGTAAGCTAGCCCTGACAGTTAAAGTTTCTGTACGTCCGGTTCTGCCACGATACGGAATAGATAAAGTGACTGCACTCATCTCTTCAGGTGTGATCTTGTAAGTAAGATTGTTACTCACGCGATAGTAAATTCTAAAATTGCCAACAGGAATGTTAGTAAATGCGCCATCGCCAAACACTAAGTCAATTTGGTCATTGGCTCTGGTACTGACGCTGTATAAATTACGTTCTGTATCGTTATTGTTGTAAATTACATTAACACCGTTGACTGCTGGAACTTTGGTCCATAAGGTACCTAGGTTACCTGCAGATGTCAATGAGTATAACCAGACGTCTGAATTGTTAATATTGTCAAAGTTAATGTTAACAATACGGTTAGGTAAACTTTCTGTAATCGAAAAGTCTAAGCTTTTTAGTTCACCTTGTTTAAACAAGAAGAAATAACCAGTGTTGTTGCTACCATTGCCTTGATTATCATTACGATATAAGAAATTAAATGCACCAGCTGGTGCAGGAGTTTGCTCATATACATAGTTTTGATCTGCGCTAGTTGCACTTATAATTTCAAAAGGGTATGTGACTCCTGCAATACTTGCACTATACGGATATGTTGGGGTAATGCCATTGATAATATCAATGGTGTATTCGTCTGTTTTAACACCGCTCAGAGTTTTCGTAGCACCTGGTTTGCCAATGGCTTGTGTAGCAACTAGCCCTGCATTTAGTACGGTAGTAAATTGTTCTAGCCAATTTTCGTTTGTGGTATCATTCCATGCTAGTACTAGGTTTCTTAAATTTGTTCCAGTGCTATCAAATACTGTTTCACTAGTGCTTACACTATCAAACTTCAAGTAGCCCGACGAAGGAATGCCACGTTTGGGGTTGTAACTGACTAATCTTGCTAATTTTAGAATACTGTCTCTACGTTCAGCTGTATCTAAAAAGTTTTCTCTGCTGTTTAGATCAGTACGAAATGCTAAACTTTGTCCTAAGAAAGCAATAAGATCAATTAGTGCAATGTATTCAGAACTTTCAGTAAAGTCGTTAAAATCTTCTGGATAGTATGTGCGCAAATATTCAATCATGCTTCTGCGCAGGGTTTCAAAGTCAAAGCTTTGGAAATCAGCTTCTCTGAAAGTTTGATAAATTTTAGTCCAATCCTGTTGAACTAATAAACTAGTTTGTCGTGTGGTAATTGCCATAATAGTACCCGTTGTTTAGTATTTATGAAGATAAAAATGTGGTACTTTTATGCTGCTGTTAGCGTGTTGCTGGTAGAATCAAATTGAAGGCTAAGTGTGTCTGAATAATTGCCGGGCAAAAACGTTAAATCAATTTCAATTTGCAACCCTGACCCTAGCTCGTTAATTAGTACTCCATCAACTCTTAATCGTGGGTCGTAGCCTATAATTTGTTTAACATCTTCCACAATCAATGATTTAACATCTGCAGTCATTGGTTCAAATAACATATTCCAAATAATACTGCCAAAGTTTGGATCCATTAGTTTTTCACCTTTGCGTATAGAAAAGTGATTGAGTAAATCACGTTTGACTAACTCAAGATCAGTTAAACGAAACTTTTTAGTTCTGCCAATTGTGCTAAATCCGCGATATCTTGTGACCATATGTATATTTACCGGTTTAAATTGTTGCTACTGTGGTAGGTGTAGTGGTAGCAACAGTTACGTCTGCATTTAATGTTGATATTGCATAGCGACCTGCATTAAAAAATAATGATCCAGGACGTCCTCGACTGTCTTTTGCTGCTCCTTTTTTGCGCCATTCTGTTGCTTTATTTGCAGGCAAACTTATTGCAAGACCTGCAGATTGCTTTTTCAATGCAGTGGCATCAACCTTAGCGGCAGTCACTTTAGCTTGATCTGCACCTCCAGTTAATGTTGGCGGCAATCCAGCCTGTGTGTTGTTTGGCACAGTTGACGTAGTTCCTGAACTAACATTTGATTTTGATTTATTTGCTGCTGCAACTGCTGCACCAACAGCCAACAATGTAGTAAACGTGGCTGCTGCACCTGGATCTGACCCTGTAAATGCAGAAAGAACTGATTGTGCCTTGGCTATGTTTGATTGCACTGCTTGTATGTTTGCATTAGTACTTTGATCACTTGCTGTAGAGGTCAACGTCTGATTTGATGCTCCCACTGAGGTTGATTTAGCCACTCCCAGTGATGTGCCCGACAACGACGACACTAAGCTTGTGCCCAACGATTCTGCTCCAGTTATCACCGAGGTTATCAGATCACCTGTCACACTGCCTATTACGTCTGTTATAGCACCAATGGTAACATTAGCGTCTTGGAATTGGTATGCTACTGCAATCATACCTGCTACTGTTTCTTTGGTGTCGTTATCCTTTATTCCGCCAGTTTTAATCAATGCCGGGTATTGTTCCAAGATAAATCTTTCCATGATGCGATCTTGTACAACATTGTCGAATGTAAAATCAATTTCTGATTTTATTCCGTCTTTGCCTAAATATGCTCCTGTGTTGGAATTTTTGTAACCATAGCTGTTTAATGTTTTTTCGTGTACTGCGTACCGGCCTATCCTAGGGGGTTCATTATAAGTAGAATCCCAATTGGTTTCCATGTACGCAATTTGTACCATTAACGCTCTAACATCAACTGATGTTAAGATTGGGATACTGGGTTTTACTTGTTTAGTTGGTGCACCTGTTGGAATGTCGGGTTGATCTAGTATTGCCCTGTTAACACCTTGAGTAAATGTGGATTTTTTTGCATCGTCGATACCAAGATTACTGCTAGTTGTTGACGACTGTGATGTTGCATTACTTCTAGTATTTGCAGCTATATTTGTTTGTGCAGCTCTGACATTTGCTTGTGCTCCAGGCGGCGGTGAATTAATAACTGTCGATACATTAAAGTTACCAGATTCAGCAGCACTGAACAATGCGGCCGACGATGCTGCGCCAGCCTTTACTTCAGCATTGGCATTTGGGTTGTTTTGAACAAACGTGTTTACGTATTCTGTTACATTGGTTGGCATAATTATTTCTTAGTATATTGTGTGTTAGACGGAACCACTTCGCCGTTAACTAATTTTAATTTACCACTGGCTCGCGCCCATGGTTCATGAGTAGGTGTAAATGCCGCAACACTTTCAAAATCGTTCGGCACTTTGTACCATTTTTTGAAGTCATTGTCGAATCGTGCATTTGTTTGATTATAAAATTGCATCTTGGAATTAATTTCTGGTTGTGTAGGGCTTGCAGGTGTAGCCACAGTTTTACCACTTGTGTTTAAATGTACTTGGCTGCCAGTATACCATAGTTCTCCAGTTGTTTTCCACCCGCTAGTACCAACAGATGCCACAGTCATTGCACCTGCAGAGTTAATATCCATCCCACTATTTTTTAAACTCATTAGGCCTGAAGTTTCCCAAGAGCCACTAATTGATCTTACATCCATGTTACCGCCGCTGCGAATGCCAACAACACCAGCATTGATATTGTATAAATCATCTGCAGTTATTAACTGAGTTTTAGTTTGTGAATGTATTAATGCGCCTGCGTACATTCTTAATGAGTCACCTGCATGTATGTTTACATCGCCATCGGCGTGTAAGTTTAGATCTTTCTGCGCACGAATATTAACACTGCCGCCACCAAATACATTTACACTGCCATCACCGTTAAGCTCAACCCATGCTGTGCCTAAACTGTTGCTGATGTAAATTGTATTTTCTGTATCATGCATAAGCAGTTGATGCCCTGCTGCAGTGCGCAATCTAATTAACCTACTGTCGCCACGTATATCACCATCGTCCATTACAAAAGTGTGCCCACCTTTTCTTGATGCGAGTCGTTGTATGGTGGAATTGGTGATAACCCCTTGTTTTAGAAGAGCGTCTAGATTGGGAACAAGTGCTAGGTCAGTTTCATATCGTCCTGGTGTGCTTATGCCAAAAACTGCACTAGGGCTCTCTCGTTGACTACTACTGGTAATAGTTCCTCTGGTAGTATCTGTTTCAAGTCCTTGCTCAATTACTATGTTGGCCTGATAAGTGTGTATTACTTTGGATAACTTGTAAAACTCTGGTGTAGTATCTTTGGCTACATTTTCATAGTTCACTTCCGAGCTCGGCAAGAATCCGCTGGATCTTCCTTTACCAAAACTGGGGGGAAAAAATGCTGATGTCGCTTCTTTGCCTGGTCTTGCAATGCCCGGAACCATGTGCTGACTCTGTGTGTGCGGAATACAAGCAAACCAGTAACCTCTACCGGGATCTCCCATTACAAACGTAATTAAAACAAGATTACCAATGTCCGGTGGTACTGCCCAAAATCCATAGCTTTGTAGTTCTGTACCAAACTGCTCGGGCACACCAGTACCCGGAGTTCCTATAGTAGAACCAAAGAAAGGACTGGCGTATCTAACCACATACCATTTGGTTGGATCATTTTCGGATCCGCCGATTTCCGGAATCCAGACACTCAATCTGCCTTGACGTGATGGATCAACATTGTTTTTAATAATGCCCACAAAAGGACCTGGATCCATTTTTACACCAGATGGTTTACCGCTGCCGGCCCAGTCTGGTATTCGATTTGCACTTGATTTATTTGTTGCCATTTGTTTACCTGTATAATTATTTTGCTACATTTTTGCTACACCAATTACTGCTTGTGCATCTTTCATAGCTTTATCGTAAATTGGTTGTATATTAGAACGAATATCCTCGAATTTAACAGGATCAAGTGTTTTCAACTCTTGTCCTAATTTTTCAATTGATTCATTACCCTGTTTATTAGCCTCAGAAACCGCACCCGTTGTGTTATTTAAATTTCTAAGAAATTCGTACGGTTTTGGCTCAATTTTATATGCTGGATCAAAAATATTTGTAGTACTATAAAATACAAAATTATTATACCAGGCTCTACGTTCAATCTTGATACGTATTTCTTCTGCTACTGCGGTAGCTTTGTCGGGATTCAACCTTGCTGCTTGTATTCTTTCATTAAATGTAAGTATCGTTACTACGTATTCACTATCGCCATTTGCTTTGGCTTCGGCAGCAGTTGCAAACGTAGTTTTAGATGCGCTTGTAAATAATCTATCATAATCAGCTGACAATTTAGCCAAGCTTGGTACTGTATCAGACTGCGGATCTGGGGCTTTCTCTTGTGGAGCAGCATTGGGTGAATCGTTAGCATTACTTGGTGCAGCAGATGATGGCTGCGAACTTTCTGTGGGAGTGCCGGCACCAGAGCTTTGTGCGGGATCATTTGTAGCAGGACCGTTGCCAGCAGCAATCAACTTGGGATCAGTTGCTGGTGGAGTATTGCTACCGCCTGCACTTCCACTATCTGCTGCTGCGTTATTTTTAACTGAATCAGGTTGCCCATCCGGAGTTTTTTTGGTAGCAGAAGTATTAGATTTTGCAACTGATAAAGCATCAAAATCATCCACATACGTTGTCATACGCACAAGATCCAGTACCTGTGTA